AGACCAACATTATTGACCAGCCAAGCCGCGACGAACACAAAGCGCGGTTTCCGCGTCAGTGGCTGTACTTTCAGACGCAGCAAAGCGACGGTGTGGCGGCAGAGATCGGCACCCCGCTGTCGGCATGGCATAAGGACGCTCCCGAGGAGATTACCCGCGACCAGATACAGGAGTTGGTAATCCTAAAGTTTGTGACGGTCGAGCAGTTGGCGTTGGCGTCGGACGCGCAGTTGCAGCGGATCGGTATGGGCGGCGTTGGGCTGCGTGAGCGGGCAAAAATGTACTTGAACCGCAAAAACCGCGTAGAAGCCACTGCCGAATTGGAAGATACGAAGCGTCAATTGGCCGAATTGCAGGCACAGATGGCGCAGTTGTTGGGCAGCGAACCGGCCAAGCGCCGTGGACGCCCGCCCAAGGAAACCTTAGCGGAGGCATAGCATGGGCAGCACGATGGTTCAACTTGTCCAGCAAGTAACAAACGAACTGGGCATCCCTACTCCGCAGACCGTAGCGGGAAACGCGAGTCAAGACATCATCCAGATTCTTGCGTTGATGAACGCCTGCGGTTACGAGTTGCTCCGTCGTGCTGATTGGCGCGAACTGACCCGCCAGCACACGTTTTACACCGAAGCCATCACGACCACGGGAACGTGGGCCGAGGACGTTGCGGTAATCACGGCTATTCCGACGACCGCAGGGCTGTCTACGCAATACCAAGTGCAGGGCGTGGGCATCCCCAACGCTACCTACGTCACGGCTGTAACGGGCGCTACGTCGGTCACGTTGAACTACGCCCCGACGTCCTCGGTTGTAAATGGTCAGGTCATATTCCAGAAAGTGAAGTACGACCTGCCTGCCGATTACGTCAGCACGGTTAACCGCACCCATTGGGACAAGAGCAAGCGTTGGGAAATGCTCGGCCCCGAGTCGCCGCAGCAATGGGAATGGCTGCTGTCGGGCTATATCAGCACCGGCCCGCGTATCCGTTGGCGTCTGCTTGGCAAGTATTTCCAGATTTGGCCGGGCATGAATGGCGGCGAGTTGCTCGGGTTTGAGTACCGCAGCGCCGCATGGGCCGAAAGCGCCCTTGCCGTGCCAAAAAACAGTTTTACCGCCGACAACGACACCTGCGTTTACCCCGACCGCGTGATGGTTCTGGGTACAAAACTGAAGTATTTTGAGGCCAAGGGCTTTGATACGACGGCTTTGTACCGCGATTACCTTGCAGAACTTGAAACGGCCATCGCGCAGGATACGGCAGCGGCCAACCTGTCGTTTGCCCCGCGTCCGGGGACGGTGTTGATCGGTTACGACAACATCCCTGACAGCGGTTACGGCACGAGCAGCACGTAATGGCATCGCCCGTTCGCAGACGGTTAGTACAGCGAACCACGGCCAACGTGGCGTCCTTGCCTGCCCCGGTGGGCGGGTGGAACGCACGCGATGCGCTGGCAAACATGGCACCTACGGATGCCGTGTATTTAGAAAATATGTTCCCGAGCGTGTCCAACGTCAATTTGCGCGGTGGATACGTCAAACACGCGGTCGGACTGCCTGCCGAAGTGCAGACGCTGATGACCTACAACGCAGGGTCGGACGTAGAACTGTTTGCCATCAGCGACGGCAAGATTTTCGACGTTACCTCGGCGGGTACGGCAGGGTCGGCGCTGGTCGCCAGCCTTTCCAACTCGCAATGGGAGTACACCAACGTCACCACGGGCGGCGGGCAATACCTGTACCTTGCCAATGGTGTGGACAAGCCCCTGTTGTTCAACGGGACAACATGGACGCCCATTGACGGTGCGTCTACGCCAGCGATCACGGGCGTCACAACGACTAACCTAATCCAGCCGACCTTGTTCAAGAACCGAATGTGGTTTATTGAAAAGGACACCTTAAAAGCATGGTATTTGCCGGTGGCATCGGTTGGCGGTGCGGCAAACGTGCTAGACCTGTCGAGCGTCATGCACTTGGGCGGCAAGTTGCAGGCAATGGCGACTTGGACGATTGACGCGGGCTACGGCGTTGACGACAACCTTGTGTTCATTTCTGACCAAGGCGAGGTGGCCGTATATCGCGGCACCGACCCAACGAGCGCGTCCACATGGTCGCTGATCGGCGTCTGGATCATTGGTGCGCCAATTTCCCGTCGCTGCATGGCGAAGTACGGCGGTGACTTGCTGATTTTGACGCTGGACGGGTTGATACCGTTCGCCTCGGCGCTGCAATCATCACGGCTCGACCCCAACATTGCCCTATCAGACAAGATACAGGGCGCATTTGCGGCTGCCGCACGCACGTACAAGGACACGTTTGGCTGGGGGTTGCTCTATAACCCGCTCAACAATGCCCTAATCGTCAATGTGCCTGTATCAACCGGGCAACAGCAGTTTGTGATGAACAACATTACGAAGGCGTGGTGCAACTTTACGGGTTGGAACGCGGCGTGTTGGGCGCTTGTGGACAACGAGCCGTACTTTGGCGGCAATACCTACGTCGCAAAGGCATGGACGACAGGCGATGGCGGGTATGCCGACGATGGCGAACCCGTCCGCACCAAGGCGCTGCAAGCGTTCAACTACTTTGAGACACGCGGCGTTATTAAATACTTCACCCGCGCACGCCCAAGCATCTTCAGCAACGGTCAGCCTAGCGTGGTTATCGGTATCAATACCGATTTCCAAACGGCAGACCAGACCGGCGCGGTGTCATTCTCGCCCACGGTGGCGGGTCTATGGGGCGTCGGGTTGTGGGACGTCGCGCTATGGGGTAGCGATGTGGTCATCACCAATAACCAGTCGGGCGTCACCGGCATTGGCTATTGCGGGGCCATATCGTTCAACAGCAGCAGCGAAAACTTGCAGATTCAATGGGCATCAACTGACGTTGTGTATCAAATCGGATGGGCTGGAATATAGTCAGCGGCCCCCACGTGGGCCATTGGGTCATGTCTCGCACCGACGGGGCGTACAACGCTGACCGTTCAGCCGCCATTGGGCTGGAAAAGGACGGCGAACTGGTCGCCGGTACGGTGTACGAGATGTGGAACGGCAAGTCAGTCGTGTGCCATATCACTTGGGATCAGATCACCCCGGCTTATTTGGCAGCGGTGTACGACTATCCCTATAACGTCGCAAATGTTGATAAGATCATAGGGCCAATCAGCAGCAACCATACCCGGGCGCTCAAATTGGTCACGAAAATGGGGTTTTCAGAGGAAGCGCGGATTAAGAACGCGGCTCCCGATGGAGACATTGTTTTTATGACGCAGACACCAGAACGGTGTCGTTATTTGGAGCCTCGGTATGGGCAAAAGATCACCGGCACCGCCGCCAACACCTGACTACGCCGCGATTGCGCGGCAACAGGGTCAGGAGAACATCGAAGCCGCCAAAACGTCGGCTTATATGTCTAACCCGAACGTCTACACGCCGACAGCGCAGCAGACGGTTACGTGGCAAAAGACTCCGCAATTTAACCAGTCGGAATACGACAAGGCGATGGCCGAATTTCAGGCCAAGTCGTCGGCTGGCGTAGAAGGCATTGCCGAACCAACCCGAGAGCAATACACCTCGTATGTTGAGCAGCCGACCGTCCGCCAAGAGTTAGTCGGCCCGGCCAAGGACATTTTTGCCACGCAGCAACAAGCCGAGCAGGCGATGGGCCTCTTGGGGCTGCGCGAAATTGGCGACCTCAACAAGTTTCTTGCCCAAGACTTCCAAGCCCAACTGCCGCAGATTCAGACGGCATTGGCAAACTACGGCCAAGTCGCGCAGACGCCAAACTTAGCCCAGTACGGTCAAGCGGGTGGCGTTGCAGCAGGCACGGGCGGAGCGGTCGCGGGTGCGCCCACGCCGACAACCCTGCAAACCGGCTTTACCGCCGACCAGATGCCCGGTGCGTTTACCTCAACAGGGCAGGCAGGGTCGAACGTCAACGCTTTGACGCTGCCAAACGCTTACGACCTATACCAAGGGCAGGCGTATTCCAATATCGGCCCCACGGGCGCTGTAAGCGGCGCACCGAACCTTGCTGGCATGGGTCAAGCAGGTACGGGTGGCGTGCAGGCTGGGGCGGGAGTCCCCGGACAAGTCAACTTTGCCGCGTATGGTCAGGCGGGTGCAAACGTCACCCCGACAAACGTGGCTTACGGCCCGCAGGCGGGTCAGTACGGCATGGCGCAGGGTGGCCCCGGCGCGTACAACCTCGGCCAATTGAACCTTGCCGGTGTCGGCGGTGTGCAAGGCGCACCCACGGGCGGGCAGTTTGGCACCGCAACGGGTGGCCCGGGTGGTGTGCAGTTTGGCGGCCTTGACCTGTCTGGACTCGGTGCAGCGCAGGGTGGCCCGAGCGCGGGTCAATTTGCTGCTGGTATGGGGCCGCAAGGGCTGTCTTTTGGTGGGTTTGACGCCTCGCGGTTTGGCGCGGGTGCTGGCCCGTCCGCTGGGCTGTATGGTTTTGCAGGCGCTGGCCCCGGTGGGCTGAACCTCGGCGGGTTTGACGCCAGTCGCGTCGGCGGGTTGGCAAACGCCCCCTCGGGCGATCAATTTGGTCGCGCCATTGGTGGCCCTGCCGCGCCGTCGCTTGACGCAAACCTTAACCTGTCGGGTGTAGGCGATGTGTCGCGCAACGTGCAGGAAGGTCGGTTTGGGTACGCACGCGGCGACCTTGCCACGCCAGAACTGCAACGTCAGTTAGCCACGCAAGGGTTGGCTGCGATGCCGGTCAACGCTGGCATGAACGCTCAGAGCGCCATCATGTCGCGCCTTGACCCGCAGTTGCAGCGCGAGCGTGCGCAGTTAGAGCAGCGCCTTGTCAACCAAGGCTTGCGACCGGGCGGCGAGGCGTACAACGCCGAGATGGAACTGCAAGCGCAGCGTGAAAACGACTTGCGTACCCAAGCCGCGTTGCAGGGCATTTCGCTTGACGCTTCTATGCGTCAACAAGGGCTGGCCGAGCAACAAACGCTGGCCGACTTTGCCAACCAAGCCGCACAACAACAGTTTGGTTTGGGCGCACAGGGTCTTGGCCTTTATAACGAAGCATTGGCGCAGAACTTTCAGCAATCGCTGGCGGCACAATCCGCGCAGAACATGGCGCAACAGCAGGCGTTTCAGCAGCGTGTTCAAGCCGGTCAGTTTGGACAAGAAGCGCAGATGGCGTCTTTTGGCATGGGTCAGCAGGCCCAGCGGGCGATCAACGAGGCGCAAGGTCAAAACTTCCAACAGGCTCTTGCCGCACAGCAGGCGCAAAATGCAGCACAACAGCAAGGCTTTGCACAACAATTGGCAGGCCAAGAGTTTGGGCAACAAGCCGCTTTGGCTGGATTTGGCACGCAGCAGCAAGCGCAACAAATGGCTAATCAAGCCGCTGCCCAAAACTTTGCACAAGGACAAACCGCACAGCAATTGGCTAACCAAGCCGCCGCGCAAAATTACGCGCAGCAACTTGGAGGCGCTCAATTTGGCCGCGAAAGCGCATTAGCCGGGTTTGAGACGCAAGCCCAATCCCAGCAGATCGCAAACCAAGCCCAAGCGCAAAACTTCCAACAAGCGTTGCAAGCGGCACAGCAAGGCAACCAAGCCCAGCAGCAAAACTTCTTGCAGCGCGTAGCCGCAGGCGAGTTTGGCCGCGAGGCGCAACTGGCGACGTTCCAGACGGGTCAGCAAGCCGCGCAAGCGCAGAATCAAGCCATTGGACAGAACTTCCAGCAAGCCCTTGCTGCCCAGCAGGCTGCAAACGCCGCACAGGCGCAGCAGTACGGTCAGGCGGTTGGTGCTGGGGAATTCAACCGCGATGCGTTGCTGGCCCAATTTGGTATGGGTCAACAGGCAGCGCAGGCGTCAAACCAAGCCGTCGCGCAGAACTTTGCCCAAGCCCAAGCCGCTGCACAGATGCAGAACCAAGCGGGCGCACAGCAGTTTGGTCAGCAATTGTCGGCGCAGGAACTAGCGAACCAAGCGGTTGCACAGAACCAAGCCGCCGCAGCCCAGCAGGCACAAGTCAACGCCGCATTGCAAGGTCAAACCTTTGGTCAGCAGACCCAAGCCGCGCAGTTGGCGAATCAGGCATTGGCGCAAAACCAGCAGACGGCGCTACAACAGCAGCAGGCAGCAAACCAAGCCCAACAGCAACAGTTTGCCCAGCAAATGGGGCAAGCCGAGTTTGCCAATCAGGCGCTCGCGCAAAACCAGCAGGCCGCTTTGCAGCGTTACCAAGCCATGTTGTCGGGCCAAGGCCAGCAGTTTGGTCAACAAGTCACGGCGCAAGAGTTGCAGAACCGCGCCCTTGCACAGAACCAGCAGCAGGCACTGGCGGCGTACCAAGCCAACCTTGCCCGTCAAGCGCAGGGCTTCCAGCAGGCTGGGGCGCAAGCAGAATTTGGCAACCAAGCGCAATTGCAGCAATACCAGCAAGCATTGGCCGCGCAAGCCTTTGCAAACCAAGCGCAGCAACAGCGGTTTGGTCAGGCTATGGACATCCAAGGGCTGTACAACGCGTCAATCTTGCAAAACCAGCAAGCCGCGTTGCAGCAACAAGCCGCGCAGAACGCCGCACAGCAGCAGATGTACAACCAAGCCGCTGGCGCGGGTACGTTTGCAAACCAAGCCGTACAACAAGCGTTGCAACAGCAACTTGCCATGCGAAATCAGCCGCTCAACGAGATTTCAGCGTTGTTGTCGGGATCGCAAGTGCAAATGCCGCAGTTCCAAGGCTACAGCGGCGTATCGGTCGCCCCGACGCCGTACCTGCAAGCCATGCAAGCACAAGATGCTTCCGCAATGCAGCGTTACGGCATCCAAGCCAACCAAGCCGCCAGCAATATGTCCGGTTTGTACGGGCTGGCAGGCGCTGGACTGCAAGCATACTTTTCGGATCGCCGCCTAAAGTCCAACGTCGTGCGTATTGGAACGCACCCGCTGGGTATTGGCGTATACGAATACGACATCTTTGGCGGACGACAACGCGGCGTGATGGCCGACGAAGTAGAAGCCGTGATGCCGGAAGCCGTCAGCACGCATGAAAGCGGTTACAAGATGGTCAACTACGGACTTTTGTGAGGTATCCCATGAACGGACGACGCCCGATGAGTATGCCGATGCAGCCTGATCGTCGCCCACAAGAGTTGGCGCGTATGTTGGCAATGCAGGAACGCAACAGCAGCCTTAACAGCCCGTTTCCGCAACAAGCAATGCGTTCGTCGTCAGCGTATGCAGGCGCAACGCCTAACACGGCTCCCGGTATGCCGCCGCAAGCAATGAACTTTAACGGCCCTCCCGGCCCGCAGCAGTACCAAGGGCCGATCAGCAACCCCGCAATGAGCGCAATGGCTCCGCCGCAGCAAGGCGCACCGCAGATTGGTGGCATGAGGCGGCCAATGGGTGCAGGCGCACGCGGTTATCCGTCCTCCCCCGGCATGACGACGCCGCAGGGAGGAGCCTACCGAGGGGACTTTGATGGAAACTAAAAACAAACGAGGCGGGTTAAAAACCTACCAAGCGTTTACGCCCCCGTCGCCCTACGAAATGGAGCGGCGCAAGGCTGAACAGCAACGCCGGTACGCCGAACTGCTGCAAGAGCAGGCAATGGCGGAGGATGAGCCATATACCTACCAAGGCATCCGTGCAATGCCGTCCCCGGCTGCTGCGCTTGGTAAGTTGCTAAAGGCATACGGCGCAAAGAAAGCAAGCGAAAAAGCAGACGAAACCGAAGCCCGTAAGGCGGGCATGGAGCAACAAGCGTCACAGCAGATCATGGGGCGGTTGTTTGGCGGTGCGCCGATGTCGCAAGCCGACACGACGCCTGATGAAAGCGGGTTGGCCGAAGTGGCCGTGCAGTCGCAGTATCGCCAAGACCCAACTGACGCCATGCGCTTTGCTGCTACGCCGCAGGGCGTTGGCGCAATGAAAGGCAACCCTATGTTGGCCGCGATGTTGCAACGACAAATGGAAGCGCCTGCCGCTGAAGAATATTACGCGCCAGTTATGGGTGCGGGCGGCAACTACGTCCAATTCGGAAAGCGCGGCAACGTACTGAAATCAGACGTTGCAGGCCCGCAAACGACAGCCGCCGTAACGCCGACTACCATTATGAAAAACGGCAAGCGCGTAGTGATTGATGCGCGTACCGGCAAGGAAATTGGCGAAGCGCCAGAGTCTAGCCCGTTGGTCGTAAATTATGGCGCACCTGTTCCCGGCGTAGACGAACAAGGCAACCCGGTGTTTTTCCAACCGAGTAGAACGGGCGGCGATGTTTCTATTGTTCCCGGCGTTCGCCCGTCACCAAAAGGCATGAACGAGGCGCAAGCCAAAGCAGCGGGATTTGCCGACCGTATTGCGGAAGCCACACCGTTGTTGGATAAAGGCGCTGTTGGCGTAGAAGCAAGGGCGCTGTCTGGTTTGCCGGGAGGTATAGGAAACTTTGCGCTAACGCCAGATCAGCAAACATTCCTGCAAGCCGAGCGCAATTTTGTAAACTCGGTTTTGCGTCGTGAATCCGGTGCTGTCATTAGCGAAGAAGAATTTGCTAACGCCCGACAGCAGTACATCCCGCAGCCGGGTGATAGCGCACAAGTGTTGGAGCAGAAACGACGTAACCGCGAAACGGTTAAGCGTTCGTTTATGCGCGATGCTGGGCCGTCTTACCAGCCCGTCATTGATTTGCCGCCTCGGAGATAAGCAATGCCGACATACCGCATTGAAGGGCAGATTTACGAAGCGGAAACGCCTGACGAGGCTTACGCCAAGCATAATCAGGCGACAAAAGGCGCACCCGCCGCGCCGCGTGCCGAAAAAGGCATGGGAACGGGTCAAATGCTTGCACAGGCTATGGTCAATTTTCCGCGCAGCGCGTATGAACTTGGCAAATCCACCTTTGAAGCGGTCACTAGCCCCATTGAGACAGGCAAGGCTGTTGTTGATTTAGGCAACAGCGTGCTTGGCAAAATGGGTGTTACCGACGCAAGCCCCGAAATGGCTGATCGCGTTGGCAAGTTCTACACAAATCGGTATGGCGGCGTTGAAAACGCCAAGGAAACATTTGCTACCGATCCTGCTGGATTTTTGGCAGATGCTGCCACCATTTTGACGGGCGGCGGTGCAGCAGTTCGTCAAATTCCCGGCGCTGCCAAAGTCGGCAAGGCGGTAGAGCGTGCAGGCGCTGCCATTGACCCGCTAAACGTAGCAACCAAAGCCGTAAAAGGTGGCGGCAAGGCAGCCGCGGTTGGTCTTGGCTTTACCACTGGCGCAGGCACTCGGGCCGTTGAGGAAGCCGCGAAGGCCGGTTATCGCGGTGGCGAACAAGGGCAAGCGTTTGTTGGGCAAATGCGCGGCACGGCTCCCGTTACCGACGTTGTAGAAACCATCAAGCCTGCTATTGCGTCATTGCGCGAACAACGCTCTAAAGCATACCGCGAAGGCATGGCGGGCGTTACAAAAGACAAGTCAGTACTGAAATTTAACGATATTGATAACGCAATTAACAAAGTCAAAGGACGCGGATATTTTGAGGGTAAAAGCAAAGACCCTGCCGCTGCCTCCGCTTGGCAAGAACTTAAAACGGTTGTGGATGATTGGAAATCAGGCGATCCGGCGACGTATCACACCGTTGAGGGTGTAGACGCGCTTAAGCAAGCCGTTGGCAGTATCCGCGACTCGCTGCCGTACAACACGCCAGCAAGAAACGCCGCGAACGAAGTGTACAGCGCCATTCGCGGAGAAATTACGCGCCAAGCGCCTGACTATGCGCGGGTAATGTCAGAGTACGAAACGGCCAGCGATTTGCTAAACGAAATCAGCACAACGCTGTCGCAAAACCCGAAGGCGAGCATTGACACGCAAGTACGCAAGTTACAGTCCATTTTGCGAAACAACGCCAACACCAACTATGGACGGCGCGTTGAACTTGGCGAGATGTTGGCCGATCAAGGCGCATCTAACTTGTTCCCGCAATTAGCGGGGCAAGCCATGAGTTCATTTTCGCCTCGCGGTTTGTCCGGCGCTTTAGCCGGTGCGGGCGCGTTGTACAGCACCGTGCCTAATCTTGCTCAAGGCTTAACGCCGACCGGCGCATTGCAGTTGGCAAGCACTTCGCCACGCGCTGTTGGTGAAATGACTTATGCCGCAGGGCAAATGGCCGGAAAGCCCGCGCAACTTGCCCAATTGCTTGCCAAGCACGGCGATAAGTTGGCACAGAGCAATCCGCAGATGGCAATGGCAGTAGACATGGCACGCCGAGCGGGCGGTAAAGTAAACCCGCAAACAGCGCGCCTCTTGGCTTATCAGTTAGCGCAGTTTGAACGCGCAACAGAGGAGTAATTAGGATGTCTTTTAACGGTTCCGGGACGTTCGTCATCAACTCGGCAGGCCAGCCTGTCGTCGCTAACACTGTCATTTCGGCCACGACGTTCAATGCGTTGACGGCTGACCTTGCTAACGGGTTGTCTACCTGTATCACCAAGGACGGGCAGACCACGCCGACCGCCAACATTCCAATGGGCGGGTTCAAGATCACGAACCTTGCCACCGGCACGGCTGCCACAGACGCGGCCACGGTCGCGCAGATTCAAAGCAACGGCGCTGCTCTTGTCACGGTAACGGGTACGGATACGCTGACGGGTACGCTGACGCCTGCATTGGTTGCCTACGTCACGGGCGCTGTGTACTACTTTGTCGCCCCTGCCACGAACACGGGCGCTGTTACCCTCAACATCGACACCCTCGGCGCTAAAGCCGTTACACGCGACGGTACGACCGCCCTTGTGGCCGGTGACATCGTATCGGGCGAAATGGTTGCCGTGGTTTACGACGGCACGCGCTTCCAGTTGATTAGCGCGGTCAACAGTTTTACCAACCTGAACGTTTCCGGCACGCTGACGGTGGCCGGGGCAACGACCCTTAACGGCAACCTTCAGGTCGGCAATGCGGCTGCGGATACGGTCAACTTTCAAGCAAGCGGCTGGACGCTGACCAACAACGTATCGGTCACGGGAACGTGGGCTGACATCGGCACCATTACGACTGCCGACATCAACGGCGGAACCATTGACGGCACGACCATTGGCGGCGGCACGGCGGCTGCGGGTACGTTTACGACTGTAGGCGCAACGACCGGCAACATCACGACGGTCAACGCCACGACGGTGGACAGCACCAACCTTGAAGTGACCAACCTCAAGGCCAAGGACGGGACTGCCGCAGGTTCTATTGCCGACGCTACGGGCGTTGTGACGCTTAACAGCGTTGTGGCGACCACCGCTGACATCAACGGCGGCACGATTGACGCTACCACCATCGGCGGATCGTCTCCCGCTGTGGGTAACTTTACGACCGTCTCGGCTGCCTCGGCGGTCTTTACGACGGCGACCATTACTACCGTCAACACGACGACCCTTGACCTGACCAACCTTGAAGTCACAAACATCAAGGCAAAGGACGGCACGGCGTCGATGACCATTGACGACCTAACGGGCAAGGTCAACGTCACGACCGTTTCCGCTGCCTCCATGAACGCGGCAGTTGCGGCTATCACGACCGGATCGGTTACCAACCTTACGGCCACCTCAGCCTCGGTTGCCAGCATGAACGCAGGGGTAGCCCTGCTAACGACTGCTACGGTTACGACGCTGAACGCCTCTGGCGCATCTATCGCCTCGGCTAACATTGGCAACCTTCAGTTTACGGCTGCCTCCATCGCCTCCATTAACGCGGGCGTGGCGGTTATCAACAACCTGACGGCTACGAGTGCGTCAATAGCCTCCGCTAACGTCGGTGTGGCGCTAATCACCACAGGCACGGTTACAGCCCTTACCGCGACCGGGGCCAGCGTAGCGTCGGCTAACGTTGGCACGGCGGTCATTACGGGACTGACGGTTACGGGCGCGTCCATCGCCTCGGTCAACGCAGGCACGGCCACGCTGTCGGGTAACTTGACGCTCAACGGCGGCACCGCCAACGGCGTGCTGTATCTGAACGGCAGCAAGGTGGCGACTTCGGGGAGTGCGCTGACTTGGGATGCCACAACTTTAAATTTTGGCAGCACCGCGCAACGCATCAGCGCCGATATGTCCAATGCGACCGTTAATAGCAGATTTGGCTTTGTTAATAACGTGACAAATGGTGCGACTATTGTTTCTGCTTATCCAAATGGAACATCCACAAATTCTGGTTTTAGAACTCACAATACAGCCGATCCTACAAATTCTTCGTGGTTTCAATTAACTTCCACATCTACAGATAGCAGGCTTAACAGTTCAATTAATGGCACTGGAACATATTTGCCAATAACTTTTTATACAAACGGCGCGCAACAGATGTACCTCGACTCCTCCACGCTCTACACAGCGTCGGGGATTAACGTCGGCATCGGGACGAGTTCGCCTAGCACAATCGGCGTTAGTGGATATACGCGGCTTGTTTTGGGAGCGGGCAGTGCTTCGACGGACGGCTTGACGATTGTTCCGTCTGGAACCGGCGGCGTTCAATTTACGGACGCTGCAAATGTTAAGAAAGGTTATTTGCAGTGGGATGCAAGCACTGGGGCATTGGCGCTTGGCACGGCTGGGACAACCAAAGCCACGCTGGATACGAGTGGGAATTTAATTGTTGGAAACACCACCGCTAACGGAAAATTAGACGTTTACAAAGGCGTTTCATATAACGCAGACGCTGCGCTGTACTCTGCTATCGGTGTCAACGATGGGGCGGTAAACAATAATAAAGTCTATTACTGGCGGACAGGCTTGACCGGTGATGCAAACGGTCAAAATTACGTTTTCCAAACTTTAGCAAGAACAGAAAGCACTTGGGTTGAACGCGCCCGCATCACGGACGGGGGGTTCTTTAAGGCGAGTAATGATGGGACGTATGTAAGCAGCACAGGGGCTTACCATGAGTTCCGCAATACTGATGCTGCGCAGCCAATTCTTTATTTAACAGCCACAAGCGGCTCTTACACGGGCCAGACTATTTACATAAACAACACGCGAGCAGCCTCAAGCGCGTACAAATTTTATTCAGCAAACGCGAACGCAGTTGAGCAATTTTATGTTCGCGGCGACGGCGTTCTGTACGCGCAAAACACCACCATTCAATCGCTGTCTGATGGTCGGCTGAAAGAAAATGTCCGCAACGCAACAGAAGGGCTTCAAGTTGTCAATGCGCTCCGCCCAGTTCGCTATGACTGGAAGGCTGGCTATGGAAATGATCGCAAGGATCAGTTGGGCTTTATCGCGCAAGAAGTTGAGGCGGTATTTCCCGACGCGGTTAGCGAATGGAGCAAAGCCGAAGGCGATGAAGAAGCCTACAAAACAGTCGGCCCCGGCGCGTTGATACCGGTGCTGGTGAAAGCCATTCAAGAATTGACGGCGCGTGTCGCACAACTGGAGAGCAAATAAATGTCTACTGTAATCACATGGAACATCTCGGTTCTTAACTGCATCCCGCAAACCGCAGAGGGCGCGGATTACGTCGTCACGGCGCACTGGCAGTGCAACGGCGTAGACGGCCAAT